CGTAGAATGCATGTTGGAATGGTCTAAGTTACGTCCAGAGGATCGTGACATGGGGCCACAAGATGGTTCTGACATGGCTCGTAAGTTTGATGAGACGCAAGGACAATATGTCGTTAACTGTGTCGTCAACGAAGAGCAGAAAGCCAAGATGATTAAGGACGGTATCCCGAACCGTGGCATGATGGCTCAGTTATTTAAGGTTGATAAAGAGGGTAAGGAGTACTACAAAGCCAAACGGCCTCACTTAAACCCTAAGTTTGTCAACAAGGACACAGGGGAAAATGGCGTTGTCATGGGTCCACCTGAAATCCTGATGCAGACTGATGCAGGGTATGAACCATACTCATGGGATGACTTAGGTCTCATTGGTAATGGAACTCAAGCTATCATCAAGTTCGATGTATGGGACGGTAAGATTGTTACGATGGAAAAGATCGCCATCACAGATCATGTGCCATACGTTAGTGAGGAGCCTGTATTTTAATGCAAGTAATCATCACTGCTATTAACGACATCGAAGATGATGGAGTGGACGGTGAAATGAGCATGACTCGTAACATCGAAGACTTACAAGGTCTGTCGCAACTATATGCTGATGCAGCTAGGGCAATGGGCTTTACGTATGTCGAAGATGTAGGCTTTGAGAAAGATGATGGTGAAATGACCTTCGGAGTATCTTGGTAATGAGTAAACGCAAAGTGCTGATCGATGGTGACATTGTTGCTTACAGGTCAGCCTTTGCTACTCAAGATTTATTGCCCAAGGATGCAGAAGAAAAGTTTGAGATACTGATCGACTACATTCTTGAGCAATGCCTAGATTTTCCAACACCAGATCAGTATGAGATATACTTGACTGGTAAAGGTAATTTTCGCTTTGACGTAGCAAAGAGCCATATCTACAAAGGCAACCGTAAGGATGCACAGAAACCGATACACTTAGGGCATGTACGTTTGTATGCCATAGAGAAGTTTGGAGCTATCGTGAGTGAAGGAGAAGAAGCAGATGACCTTATAGCTATTGAGGCAACCCGATGCGGCCCTGACACTGTTGTGGCTTCTATCGACAAAGATATGTTACAGATACCCTGTAAGCATTTTAACTTTGGTCGTAATGAGTGGTCAGATATCAGTGAATGGGAAGGTCTTAAGTTCTTCTATAAGCAAATCTTAACAGGTGATGCAGCAGATAACATTATTGGTTTGTATAAAGTTGGCCCAGTGAAAGCAGAGAAGCTACTAGATGGTGCAACAACAGAGCAAGAGATGTATGAACGGTGTATCAGTGCTTATAACGGAGACATAGACCGTGTAATAGAAAATGCCAGACTACTCTGGCTCAGACGAGAAGAGGGTCAATTATGGGAACCGCCCGTAGCAGTAAAGCAAAAGGACGACTAGGACAACAGGAAATAAGAGACACTATCCTCAAGACGTTTCCTGAACTAGAACCCGACGATGTTCGTTCAACTGCTATGGGTCAGTCAGGGGAAGATATCCAACTGTCACCAAAGGCAAGAGAGATACTTCCCCTATCTATTGAAGTTAAGCGACGAAAGAGTTTAGCGACAGTCTATGATTGGGTAGAGCAAGCTAAACAAGGTGGTCAATATGAACCTGTCGTTTTCTTTAGGGGTGATCGTAAGGACTGGGTTGTTATGATCGGTTTAGATCACTATATGGAACTAGTAAGTAAGTGGAGAAAGTAATGGGCAAACGGTCTAACTTTGAACGTGTTGAAAGAGACTACTACCCGACACCAATAGAGGCCGTTGCCCCTTTGATCGACCATCTACCTCAAGAGACTTTTGACTTTGTAGAGCCTTGTGCAGGTGATGGTCGGTTAATCCAACATATCCACGATCTTACGGATGGACATGGGACTTGTATTTATGCTTGCGATATTGAACCACGACATCCAGACATTGTTCAGCATGATGCTCTTGATCTTGACTTTGGTGGCTATGAGGTGATGGATTTCTGTATCACTAACCCACCGTGGGAACGTAGCTTCTTACATCAGTTCATAGAGAATTGGATCGACATATGTCCTACTTGGTTGTTGTTTGATGCTGATTGGATGCACACTAAACAGTCCGCCACTCTTATGACATACTGTTCAAAGATCGTTAGTGTAGGCAGAGTGAAATGGATCGAAGGCTCTAAGCACACAGGTAAAGATAATTGCGCTTGGTACTTGTTTGATCAGGACGACAAAAACCCGACACAGTTTTATGGAAGGTTGATGTAGTGCCACTTAGAGATTATATGGAGCTTTATGAGCTTATAAAGAATGACGATGACATAGAGAGCTTAAGGAAGAAGTCTGTGTATCTTTTGATGTCTAGATGCGCAGAAGACGACAAAGTAAGTGAGGAAGAGTTTATGGCCTTTGCGGAGTATGCAGCTATAAACCTAGGAACAGCGGAAGGTACGATACATTGATTAGTAGAGAAGATATAGAAGCGTTTGAGTACTTTAGTCAGACAGAGATGGAAATGAACGTATATCAGGCAGCAGCAGCACAGACAGCTATCTATAAGCATGAACATCAGGTTATCTACCCTGCATTGGGTCTAGCAGCAGAAGCTGGTGAGGTAGCCAACAAGGTTAAGAAGATACTACGTGATGGTAAGTTTGACCGTGAGGCTATCGCAGATGAAGTAGGTGATTGTCTGTGGTACATTGCTGCATTGTGTCGTGATCTGAACGTAAGTATGTCAGACCTTGCTGCTGCTAACTTAAAGAAGCTACAGGATCGCAAACAACGTGGGGTCCTCAGTGGAAATGGAGACAAAAGGTGAGTACGTGGCATTATCAGTTAATTAAACACATCTATCCCAAAGGTGAAGTCCACTATGCTGTACATGAGTACTATCCTGCCACAGAGGAAGTAGGGGAAGCATGGACACTTAGCCCTGTAGCATTATGGGGTGAAAGCCTAAAGGATATACAGTGGCTTATCGTCAATGTGATGAATGATTTAGGCAAGCACGAAATGATACAGGTAGAGCATGACGACTATGGCCTTGTTCATGCGGATAATACAGGGCTTAAACTCTACGAAACTTACGGAGATAAGAATGAGTAAGAAGAAAACAGGTATGACTTGGTTCTGGCGGTTTCTAAACTATATAGCAACATGGCGAGAACATCGTAATACCATCAAACAGCTTAATGCGTTAAGCGACAAAGAACTAGCAGATATAGGAATTAGTCGTGCAGACATTGACCGTCTTGTATGGCTAGGTGAAGATAAGACAATGCGTGGACGAGGAAAAGAAGAATAATGAATAATATGCTCCCTACCCCCTACCAGAACTTTATTGCGCTATCACGTTATGCTCGTTGGACTGGAGACAAACGTGAGGCATGGTCAGAGACTGTTTCTCGTTACATCAACAATGTGGTAAAACCTAAAGCAGGTGACGACAGCTACATCAATGACATTCGTGAAGCTATCCTAAACCTAGAGGTTATGCCATCTATGAGGGCTATGATGACTGCTGGCCCTGCTCTAGAACGTGATAACACTGCTGGGTATAATTGCTCGTATCTACCTGTAGATGATCCAAAGTCTTTTGACGAGGCTATGTTTATCTTGTTGTGTGGTACAGGTGTTGGCTTCAGTGTTGAACGACAGTATGTTCAGAAGCTACCAGAAGTCCCAGAGAAGATGTTTAAGTCTGAGACTACAATCGTAGTTAAGGACAGCAAAGAGGGTTGGGCTAAAGCATACCGTCAACTATTAGCTTTGTTGTGGTCTGGTGAAATCCCTCAGTGGGACATTGGTCTAGTCCGTCCTGCTGGTGCTAGACTAAAGACATTCGGTGGTCGTGCCTCTGGCCCTGCGCCTCTGGTAGACTTGTTTAACTTTACTATCGACAAGTTCCTAAATGCACAAGGTCGTAAGTTGTCGTCTATCGAATGTCACGACATCATGTGTAAGATCGGGGAGATTGTGGTTGTAGGTGGTGTACGCCGTAGTGCTATGATTAGCTTGTCTAACTTGTCGGATGATCGTATGCGTCATGCTAAGTCAGGTCAGTGGTGGGAGAACTATGGACATCGTGCTTTGGCTAACAACTCTGTAGCCTACACAGATAAACCTGATGCAGAGACCTTCATGCGTGAGTGGCAAGCTCTAGTGGAAAGTAAGTCAGGTGAACGTGGTATCTTCAATCGTGTAGCATCACAGAAGCAAGCAGCTAAAAATGGTAGGCGTGATCCAGATTACAACTTTGGCACGAATCCTTGCAGCGAAATAATTTTGCGCCCGTACGAATTTTGTAATTTAACAGAGTGTGTGGTACGTGCTACCGACACAATAGAAGACCTAGAACGCAAAGTTCGTATTGCAACAATCTTAGGGACTATCCAGTCCACTATGACGAAGTTCCCGTATCTTCGTAAAATATGGAAAACAAATACGGAAGAAGAACGCCTGTTAGGAGTGAGCTTGACGGGTATTATGGATAATACGCTAATGACAAGTAAAAATGCTGGATTAGCTAAAACTTTGGAGCATTTGAAAAATGTCGCTATCTCTACTAATGCTGAATGGGCTGAACGTCTTGGTGTCCCTGTTTCTGCTGCTATCACTTGTGTCAAACCTAGTGGCACTGTCTCCCAACTTGTTGATTCTGCTAGTGGGATACATGCTCGTCACAGCCCTTATTACATCCGCACGGTGCGTGGCGACAATAAAGACCCACTTACACGGTTTATGATTGACCAAGGTGTACCTAATGAACCTGACGTAATGAAGCCAGACAACACAACAGTGTTCAGCTTCCCAGTCAAGTCACCTGCTGGTGCAATTACACGTAATGATATGACAGCTATTGAACAGTTAGAGACATGGTTGCTGTATCAACGTCACTGGTGCGAACATAAACCCTCGGTGACTATCTCAGTCCGTGACGACGAGTGGGTAGAAGTGGGTGCATTTGTGTTCAAATACTTTGACGAGATGTCAGGTGTGTCGTTCCTACCTCATTCGGATCACACATATCAACAGGCACCTTATCAAGATTGTGATAAGTCTGATTATCAAGAGTTGTTGTCACTTATGCCAGAAACTATTGACTGGTCTAAACTGACAGACTACGAGAAAGAGGACAACACAGCATCTATGCAAACACTAGCTTGTTCTGGTGACTCATGCGAAATCGTAGACCTAACATAGGGTCTACACCTTCACCCTGCATATTAGTCTGTCGTATAGAAGAGGGCTACTGTGCAGGGTGTCTAAGGACAATAGACGAAATTAGAGATTGGATAATAATGTCCGAATACGAACAGAAGAAACTCTTACACGAACTCAAGTGGAGAAAAGATGTACGTGATCATAACTCGTGACCAATGTAACTTTTGTGATGATGCTAAAGCCTTGTTAAAAGGAAATGGATTACCATATACAGAATACAACATACAGACAGCTAGTAGTAAGTGGTTGTTACATTTGTTAAAGAGGTCTAGTATTACTACTGTTCCTCAAATCTTTGATACAAAAGGCACACATATTGGTGGCTACACAGAACTGAAAGAGTGGTTGAATGACAAAGGTACGCAAGAGTTTTAATAGGGCTTTGTATGAAGCATACGACGAGAAGGCTAAACAAGCTCTTGTGTCGTTTCTAACTCAGAAGAAACATGAGATCGTAAACACTGAGGAAAACTACTTTGTAGATGTTATATCTCAAAAGGGTGGTTACACTTATTTTAACGAGGCAGAGGTTAAGGTAGCATGGGATGGGGACTGGCCCCCACATTGGACAGAAATACGCATTCCTGAACGTAAACAGAGGCTCCTAGACAAGTATGAGGGGCAGAATGGTGTTCTTAACTTTTATGTGTTTCGTAAAGACCTAAAGAAGGCATGGAGAATTAAGGATACCTTACTGACCAAAGAAAGCCTCAAAGAGGCTAGGGGTAGGAATATACGTAAGGGTGAACTATTCTTTCATATACCTTTTACAGAGGCTGAATTGGTAAGTATTGATGGATGACTTTCCCGAAAAACAAAAACGTACCCGACGAAAAACAACGTACAAAGGTGCTACAGCTAAGAAAGTTTCTGGCATAGTACCTAAAACAGATAAACAAAAGGAGTTACTAGATGCGCTTAAAGCATCATCTCAGGTCTTTATCCTTGGCCCTGCAGGTACTGGGAAAACGTATGTTACTGCGACTTATGCTGCCGACCTCTACACGACGAAAGAGATTGATAAAATCGTCATCACAAGACCTCACGTTGCCGTAGGGAAAGAGCTAGGGTATCTCAAAGGTGATCTACAGGAGAAGACAATGCCTTGGGCATTACCTGTGTTAGATGTCCTAGAGAAACACTTAGGGAAGGGTGCAGTAGAAACAGGGATCAAGAATGGTAACATTGAAATGGCACCTCTTGCACTTATGCGTGGGCGTAGCTTCGATAATGCCTTTATAATTGTCGATGAAACACAAAATATAACTACGCATGAGCTTAAGATGCTCTTGACACGAGTGGGTGAAGACACCACTATAGTACTTAATGGTGATGTACAACAGTCAGACCTGAAAGAAGCTGATGGTTTGTCTAAAGTTATTCACCTAGCAAAGAAGCATATGTTGCCTGTACCAATCATAGAGTTTGGTGTAGACGACATTATACGATCCGACATCTGCGCACAGTGGGTGAAAGTCTTTATGAAGGAGAACCTGTAATGGAAATGATATTCTATGGAACTTGTATAGCTATTTGTGGTTTTGTGATGGGCCACATTGTAGGGTACGGAAAAGGTCACGACGACATGGAGAAAATCTACAAAGAAGTTTATAAGATTAAGGACTACTAATGAGTGACATTTGGCAAAGGGACGCAGAGGAATATGGCAACCGCCCTACTTATTGGCCTTTCCCCTCTTGGAAAGAGTTCTATAAGGCTAGAAAAAGGTATTTAACTGAGTTCTTATGGGTAGAACAGGAAGGACAAGATGACAGATAACGTCAACCAACCACCACACTATGGTCAAGGGTCTATCGAATGTATTGAATACATCAAAGACTTCCTTAACGATGACGAACTAACAGGGTACTACCGTGGGAATGTAGCCAAGTATCTACACCGATGGCGATACAAGAATGGAGTAGAAGACCTCAAGAAAGCCCGATGGTATCTAGAAGCATTAATACAACAACAGGAACGCAAATGAGTGTAATAGAAGGTATCCTGCTAATCAGTCTACTAGCCAATGCATATTGTCTACGTAAGATCACAAAAGCAGAAGCTGATATAGAAATGCTGTATGAAGGTACGGCTATGTGTATGAACAAATTAGGTCTATCAGAAGAGTAGATACAAAAAGACCCCTGAGTCCAACTAAGGATTCAGGGGTTTAGTTTTATGCAGAGTATGGATATTTTATTCTTTACGTCTGAACAGCTTTAGTAAGCCTCTTCCAATTTCAGACGGTGATGGGGCTAACCACCCCAATACTAATAGTATAAGCAGGAGTGGGTCTATCTCAGTATTATTTGTCGTACTATTATCTTGTTGTATATTTTCTACTGGGCCTTCTGGTCGTAGTACTGGTCTAACACTACGGTCAATGCTTGTGTTAACACCTTGGTTATTCTCTTTACCGACTTGTGTGTTAGCTGCTACGTTAGTCCCACCAGTAGGAATTAAGGATGTTAACCCACAACTACTTAGACTTAGGAGCAGCACTACTGCTAGGAGAACTCTTACCATTTACATATATCCCAAAGAAACCTGCACCTGCACCAACAATAACAGATACAAAACCTGCTTGAGCGTTAGTTGGATCAGGTAAATTCATAAACCAGTTTGTCGTCTGATAAAAGGCTACACCATACAGTGTAATAATCATACGAGGCCATATACGCCACTTATCTAGCCACTCTGGTGTTATAGACATTCTCAGCTATCCTTTTACTTCTAGTAATAATAAGCAACTTACCGTCCTTATCATAGACGTGATACTTATCGTTAAACCTTATTATTTGTTTGCGAAGAACCATGCAAAGAATATAATAGCCCCAATACCAGACAACAGTAGTAAACCTGAGATTGTCCAAGTAATAATAGCTTCTTGTATCTCAGCCTTACGATACTCTTGCTCTTTCTTTTGTTTACGTATCTTAGCTTCTGTACGTACCAGTTCGTCCCATGCCGATGGCCCATATACAAAAGATATATGTTGCCTTAGCTCTTCTCTCATGGCTTCTGCCTTACGCTTGGCATTCCAAACTTCTAGAGCTTCAGCTTCTACAGACCCACCTAAAGATTTCCACCAAGGTGGGTTATTGGTTTGTTTTTCTGCTTGACCTAAGTCTGACATAGCACCTGCCCATTGGGATAATTGACCGTGCATATCTTGCAAGTCTTTTCCTACGGCAATGCCTTTCTTGATAGCATTGAAGGCCACTGTGGCACCACCAATGATCGTAACTGGGTCTAACATTTACCTATCCCGCAGTGATTGTTCTATACTGTCGAGTTTTAGGAATATTGCTTTTATTGTTTCTTTCATCTCTTTCATCTCACGATCATATGAGACTTTAGATGATTCTAATTGAGATTTAAGTACAGCTATTTCTGTTTCGTGTTTATTACATCGGGAAAACAGGTGCCATACGACGACTATGACAGGAGCTACCAGCCATTGCATTACTAAGTCTACCATCTCGTACATGATTAGGCCAATTCAAAATGTGGGGCATCTATGAAGGGTCTACGACCCTCAGAACGACGAAGATCAATGTACTCATTCATTAAGTCTTCTGCTGTACCATCCCAGTCATTTAAGTTCTTATGCCATGCAGCACCCCAACGGATAGTCACCCCTAGCTCTTTAGCAGCTTTAAGCATTGCATCTGCAATTTCATCATAAAGGTTTAGTTCCCATCTGCCACCATCAACCCAAGCCATAAGGTCTACAGCATTACCTTCAAGGTGTTTAGACTTCATGGTTTGTGAAGCACCTTTAGCTACCAAGGCTTCCTGCTCTTGGATGGTACGTAGACCACAGATCACAGAAAAGTCCTGTTCAGATAACTCAATAGCACGACAAACTACTGCCACTAGGTCTGGGTTTACACCTTCTAATCTTTCTTTACTTCTTTTACCTAATACGTATCCCATAATTCACCCTATGATATAGCTCCATAAATTGTACCATTGTTAGTAACAGTGATTGCTGTACCAGAGATAGCTGCTCCACCTAGACCATAACCAGAAGCACCCCCACCTCTAGCACCCCAGCCTCCACCACCGCCGAAGCCGTTGTTACAGCCTGTAGTACCTGCACTACTCCCTGAACCACCTGCACCACCACCGTAGCCATAAGCCCCAGGATTACACTGCGCTGAACCACCGACTCCAGGAAGAATACGACCACCGCCGCCACCTGCACCATAAGAGATGAAACTTGAGCCACTATCTTCGTAGTTACCCCCGCCGCCACCTGCGCCTCCACCGTCACCACCACGAGAGGCAAGTGCGCCAGCATATACAACACCACCATCAGAACCAGATTGACCAATAGCACCACCTGCGCCACCAGCAGTAGCGAAAGTTCCACCTGTACCGCCACCAGCACCACCGCCACCGCCAGCACCTCCGCCGCCTCCACCGCCACCTGCGATAAAGGCTCCAACAGCGTTAGTTAGTAATACGCCAGTTGCACTGTTGACTATAGCAGGGCCACCATTGCCGCCACCGCCGTTACCACCACGACCAATAACATAACCGTTATTAATAATGCGAAGTAATCCATTAAATGCACTAGAGATCGTTAGGCCACCAGTGGAAGTATTATCAGACCAAACATAAACACCAGAGTTGATAGTTACTCGTATTGGAATAAGTCCATCCCAACCAGCACTTGTTGCAGCACTGTACAAGTTAAGTTCTTGAGTACTGGACGACACAACATATTCAAAGGCTTTTACAGTACTATAGAAGTCACTCATGGCAATCTCACCACTCGTGGGTACACCTGTATTATTATACGTGGTGTAAAGCCCATCACGGTAATATTCAGACATGCCAATAGGGTTGACCCCACCAAACTCAGTTTGAATATCTGACAGGGATATAGGGTTGTTGTTACCTTGCAGAGCCATTAGATAGTCCCGTATGCAGTTACATCACCAGTTACAGTAAGATTCCCTGTAGAAGTTAATTTCATCTTGTTTGAGCCACTGTAGGCAAAGATTAGGTCATTACCAGAGTGTGTGATTTCCCAATTACCAATGACGGGATGGAAGTCATCATTTGCTGCGTCTAGCTTACCTATCGTAATCCATGCAGCACCGTCATAAATCTTTAGTAGGCTATTTGTAGTATCAAACCAAAGCTGATAAGTACTTGGACTACTAGGCGCACTAGTTCCACTATGTAGTGTATTGATAGTATCAAATGCTTCGTTGATTGCTGTACGGGCTGATGCTGCTGATACATTTCCGATTGTTAAACTTTTTTGTGTCATTAGTAACCTACTGTTCCTGTTAATGCTGTGACCGCTGGAGATACCCCTGTATTGCTTGCGTTTAGTCTTACTCTAAACTGGAAGCCTCGACCCACAAACTGTGAACCGTCTGCTGGCCCCCAAGCTCCCCAAGTAGGTGAACCTGACGGATCATCGGGTGTTGCTCTTACCTCAACTACGCTAGAGAAGTCACCGAAGTTGGCATCTTCGTCTGTCCATGTATTCCATTCATCAGGCCAAGTATCCCAAGTCTGAGGGATGTTGTCCCATGTTTGTGCATAGTCGATATGACGTTCTTGTGTAAGTGTAGAAGACACTGTAGCTGTCCTTGCTGAACCCAAATCAATATAAGTCTGATTACTCAAAGTCTGACTACCAGATAAGTCTCCACCAAAGGTATATGTACCAGTTGGAGTAGCTGCACTTGTATCAGTGATTGTAATCTCGTCTGGAGTGGTAGTTGTATCTACAGTGATGTTAGTATTGCTGTTGGTGTTGTAGTCGTTTGTCTCAGTTTGGGTGACAGCAACACCTAGCGTTGGAAGTGCTGATGCAGGGACTACAACATAACCTGTGTTGTCAGAGTAGTTACCTGCTTTATCAACAGCTTTAATCAAGAATGTACCAGACTTAGCGGGTAGAGCAACACTTGTAGCGGGTCTAGCAACACGTTTAACCACAATGTTAGAGTTACCACCCCAAAGATCATTAGCATCACTCACAGAGGCTGTGGAAGTGTCTGAGGAGTACTTAAGTTGGTAGTACGACAAATCAAGATCAGAGATAGGTTCCCAGTTGACAAAGATAGTACCTTGAGAAATCTCAAAGGTCATATCATTAGGATCAATATCTGCTGGGGGAGTATCCAGTGGAGCTAGTGTGAAGTCAGTCACATAAGACCACTCACCTTTAACACCAAAGGTATTAACACCACGTACCCTAGCATCGTAGTTGCCTTCGTCCAAGTCAAGGACTGAGTATCGACCAACATCCCCTTGACCAATCGGTAAGTAATTACCCACTCCTGATACCCTATACTGAACCTCTACATAGTTTAGACGACTAATATCTGAGCTAGTTACATCAAGTTGTAGCTCACGTAGTAGCTTCTCACTAACAACCTTAAAGATACCACCATACTGGTTAGCAGGAGTAATAGCAACAGTGGGGACTTCAAACGGGCTTAGGAGTGTTGTATTATCCCTCTCGTAGACCTGACCATCAGCGATATCATCAAAGACACTCTCAGAAATCTCACGTAGGGTCAACTCTACTTGTAAGTCACCCTCTTCCTGTAGACCAAATGTCCACTGCATAACCTCAAACTCTTTATTAGTCCAACCAAAACGGTCTAGAGTAAGCTGTATAACATCACCAACTTGCACTTGGAAAGCTCTCATACCGAAAGAAGCTCTAACAGTAAGCTGTTGTCGATTACGTTCTAAAGTAATAAGGGCTAGACGACGAGCAATATCAAAGTCATCGGTGAAAGGTAAGTCTAAGTCATAGACACTTATTTGACCATTGTCTGCATCACGGAAGGCACTATTAGTAACCTCTGCATAGTCTGTTGGCTGGTAGTCAGTCTCAGGGCCACGGAATGTGCCTTTAACTGTATTGAAGTTATCCCGACGACTATGACGAGTAGACACTTGAACAGCAGACCGTAGATCATCTGTGGTAAATGTGACAGTAGGTGCAACATAATGTGCTGCCTTTAGTCTCCACTTACCTTGACCATACCACAGAGTACCACCCATAGAGGTAAGAATTTCTGTAAGAGTGTCGTGGGGAGTCATGCCAGTAGTAAATGCCCCATTGCAGGTAAAGCGAGTACCACCTGTTTTAGTAGAGGCGGGGTCAGGATCGTTTACATCATAGTCTTTGTAGTCACATACATCAGCGGCTATAGTAATCTTGTCGTCATCTATAGTGGAGCTAACTTCTCCTAAACCATAGTTGTCTGTCGTAAGGTAATCACGTACACATAAGGCAGGGTTATCTGACCAAGCAGTAGTCTCTGTACGAGGGTCGTAAACTTTCTTACCTTTAATCTTACAGGTTATACTTGGTACGTTATTAGGGAATACATCAGCATCAAACTCTAGTCTAAAGTAAGCATAAGCTACACCTTGAAGTTTGTAATCAGAGTTCCAATCTACACCAGCCTGAATAAGAGACTGAATAGCTGTAGTATTCTCTGACCCACCATGCTTTAAGTATATACGAACATTGTTATTATAACGACTACTAGTAATCCCACGTTTATTGGTTGACCCTGTAGGTTTATAATAAGTCGCACCATTACTATCTACATCTGTAGTTAGGGTAAGAGCTTCATCATCAAAATAGAATGTAGAGAATTGCTCAATCTCATGTCCAGCAAAAGCAATTATACGATGAAGTATCTTGTTGTTTTCACCTGATACTGCATCAAAGACAATAGCACCACCAACACGAGTTTCACCGTAGATAATCTGATGGTCTTGTCTAGCCCCTCTAGTGGAAACTTGATAACCCCTATTAGCAGTATTAGAGCCACCCCCCGCACCTCTTGGGCTTCTGGGCTTAGGTATAAGACCTTGAAGAACTACACTTGTAAGGGCAGTAGTTGCAAGGTAACCAACTACATAATAGGAAGCCAGCGTAAGACCAGTGGCTGTAGCCGCCGCTGCTGTACCACCAGTTAATAGAAAAGCACCAACGGTTGCGACCATCTTACAAAACCTTCTCGAATTTAACTTCTGTCTTACTATACCCTAGCTTCAATAAGAGAGGGTCAATGGGGTTTACTTCTGTTGTACCTAAGAGGATTATCTTTACGTTATCTTCCTTAAGGCACTTCTCTGCGAACTTAATGAGCTTGTAGCCTGTTAAACCTTTTCTGTAGTCTGGATGCAAGTAGATAGCATCTACAGCAGCTTGTAGAAGACCTCTAGAATGTAGACTAGGGGAAACGACACAGGAATAATAGCCAACCAACTTACTCTCAGATCGTACTGTAAAGACCTTGAGGATACCTGCTTGTTCAAGAGCTTCATAAGCCTCCCAATCAGGGTCAAACTCTCTGATGTCTTTCTGGTGTTCAATCTCTAGCCAATCTAAATGTAACAGGGGTAGGATGTCGGATTTAACAGAGTCAATAAACTCTTGTTGGTACTTAATCAACAGTACGCCCCCAGTTTAATTTAAGGTCTTGCATACTCTCTACGAAATCAAAGCCCTTGTCTGTAGGGTATAAAGACTTCTGATACTCTGAAGTAAAACGACCAACTCTTGCACGTTCTAAGTCTATCAATCTATTCTCTAAGGTAAGTTGTATAGAAGCTGTATCTGGGGCTTCATTGATACTCATCTGATCCATGTAACCAACGAATACTTCAGTTAAACTTGTCTTATTATCCTCAAGGAATATCTTACCACCATCTTGTAGTAGGATGTAGTTAGAGCTTTCAAGCTGCAACTTACCCTTCTGTAATAGACCAAAGTGTAACCTAGCCTGACGACCTTGATAAGGCTCACTGAGAGCTAAAGAGATAACATCACTAGGTACACCACTTAAGGTTAAGGTAGCCCCTTTAGCAGCCATTTCTGCTGACTCTTCAACAGTAGAAACCTCTAGTAGATTACCAGTACCATAGTATGTGTTTTCTTCAAATACAAGAGTGCCAAACCCTGTCCACAGACGTAGGATACGGTTGTTTACTGTACCATCGACTGCTGTGAAATCACCTACATCAAACAACAGTTCAACTGCAAAGAAGGGGTAAATTACATCTTCTTCTAGGTTTTCCGTTACGCCAGCAGACAGGGTTCTTGACATGACTCTTAAGCCTCTTCAGGTTTTTGCTCTAAGGCATCCTTAAGCATCTTCATGAATGCTTCTCGACCAACACGTAGTTGAGTTAAGTTAAACTCTGCTGATGCAATCTTATTGTCGAGTGAACCTAAGTGGTTAATACAAGCCTTAGCTTCATCCGATAGTTCACTCTCTTTGTATTCAACATCATCAATAACGACCTTTTTCTCTTCAGTAGTCATAGTGATCTCCTTTTATGTTATTCAGCAGCCCACGGTACTCCCGCTGCGCTGGTTGGGTTTTGCTCTGCGGCAATCTTATCCGCAATAGCTTGCTCTACTGCATCCGC